AAAGAGCATATTACGGACAAAAGTGAAAACCTTTAAACAGTTTATTTCAGAAGCAGATATTGAAAATGCCCCAAACTATGATAGTAGGAAGGCAGCAATTCAAATGACAAAAACTGGATATGCTAAAGCAAAGGCAAGTGGAAATACTGAAGTTGCTGATGCAATAGGTGCCGAAGCTCATCTTTTAAAATATCCCGAGCATACTAACTACAGACCAAAATCTCCTTTGTCTCAGGATATTCCAAGAATAACACAAATGCAAAAACAATCTCAAAAAAGACAAGGATTATAAATAATTGAAAAAGTATTTTTGTAAAGATGAACTCAAAAGAATTTCGCACTCTTCAAGAATCATATCTTGCAGTATATGATAACGATATTAGAGAAAAACTAGAATTCGAGTCTTGGGTCAATAATCTTCTCGAAGAAGGTTATGATTTGAGTGATTATACTTGGGATGAGATGTATGAGCATTATATTCAACTCGATGAGGGTAGAAACACTAGCCTACAAGCACTTTCACGTGAATCAGAACAACGTAAAGCTGATAAAAAAAGAGGAAGACCAGAAGCAGAGGTTGAAAGACACAGTAGATTAATGATGGGTCCTTTTAGACCTGGTGCTTCTCAGGAAGAGAGGGCAGAAGGTGGCCGCCAGGTACTTAAAGTAAGAAACAAAGTTCCTAAAAAGGGTGGGAAAGATATGTTTGAGCATATTTTGGAGCACCTGGTTGCCGAAGGTTATGCTGATACAAATGAAGCGGCCCTTGCTATTATGGCAAATATGAGTGACAATTGGAAAGAGAGTATTGTTGAATCTATGGATCCAGATAGTCCTGGAAACACTCATAGTCTTGCGGATGCCCATAGGGCAAATGATAGAGTTAAGGAATTGAAGAAAAAGCACGGAGACAACTGGGAGAAATTTGTCCCACGCACAAAAGTAAAAGGTGTTTGAAAGAGGACCAATTTCCAAACTGTCCACTCGGGTGCCCAAAGGCACCCTTTTTTTATAAATAACTAAAAAGTAGTTGTAAGATGAATTCCCAAGATATTCGCAATCTTCAAGAAGCATATTTGAATGTTTATGAACAGGAAACTGGTAGGGGTCCTAGAATATCGGATACTTATGATATGCGAGATGCTGAGGGTGGACCTAAAGGTGGTGGAACAATAAAAGGACCAAAAATGAAAAATGTCATAAGAAAAGAAGAAACTGACCTCTACGACATCATTCTCTCACATCTAATCAATGAAGGATATGCTGATAATGAAGAGGCAGCACTCCAAATCATGGCAAACATGGGTGGAGAGTGGATAGAGAGTATTGTTGAAGGTGCTCCTGCAGCAGATGAGGCAGCAAGACGTGCTGAGCAGCAAAATGCAGTTGGTGCGGCAATTCAAGCAAATCCAAAAGCATTTGCCGCTGCAGCGCGAGATGAGGCCGCTGCTCGTGCTAAAAGACGTAGAAAACATCTGGAAAATGTAGACAAGAATAATCGCTGATCATAAAACCACTTTCTAAACTGGCACACTGGGGGGTCGCAAGACCTCCTTTTTTTGTATAATACGGTCAGTTCAAAAAACACCAATGTCTGTCAATTTTGAAGTAAAAGGAATGCTTGCTCGTCTTCTGGCGACAGAAGATATTGTTGTTGAACATAAAAAAGTAGAAACTGCTTGCTTTAATGTCCATACCAGAGTTCTTACTCTCCCGATGTGGGAGAAGGCAAGCAATAATGTTTATGATTTGCTTGTAGCCCATGAGTGCGGGCATTCAATTTTTACCGATGATATTGACTGGTCTAAAACACGCAAAATCCCCCCTCAGTTTGTGAATGTGACTGAGGATGCACGGGTTGAGAAGTTGATGAAGCGTAAATATGCTGGACTTGCTAAAACTTTCTTTAATGGTTATAAGGAGTTAAACGATGAGGACTTCTTTCAGTTAGAGAATGAAGATACTTCTACTTATAATCTTGCTGATCGTGCGAATCTTTATTTTAAAGTTGGTAATTTTCTCTCTCTCAATTTTACGGTAGAAGAGTGGGAAATTATTGACCAAATCGGTACGGCAGAAACCTTTAGTGAGGCACTAGATGCTGCTGAGGTTCTCTATAAGTATTGTAAGCAAAAGCAGCAGGAAGAAACTAAAATCAATCTAGATTCTCATGAAATTCCACAATCTGGTGGAAATTCTCCTGCTTCTGATTTCTCAGATCAACAGGAAGTTGACAATGACCAACCTGAAATAGAGAGTGGCGATGGTGCAAGTTCTGATCAAACTGGCGAACAGAAATCTCAAGAACAACAACAAAAACAAAAAGTTAAAAGTGAGCAAGGTGGTGAAACATCTGAACCTGGAGTCAAGACTGTTGGTAATCTTGAAAAAGCACTCAAAGATCTTGTGAATCTGGATGGTTGGGAAAATGTTTATTTGGAGATTCCAAAATTGAATGTGAATCAAATCATCGTAAATAATATTGAGATTCACAATCAGTGCAAGCAATCTTGGGCATCATATCTGCATCATACTGAATATTCCCATGAAGAAATCTTTGGTGAGGTAGATAAAGATTTTCGTGAGTTTAAGCGTTCGGCACAGAAGGAAGTTAACTATCTTGTAAAGGAGTTTGAATGTCGTAAGGCAGCAGATAGTTATGCTCGTGCCACAACTGCCCGCACAGGCGTTCTAGACTGCTCTAAACTGCATACATACAAATACAATGAAGACCTGTTCCGTAAGGTTACAACCCTTGCAAACGGCAAGAATCACGGTCTGGTGTTCATTCTAGACTGGTCTGGTTCGATGAGTCGTGTGATGTTGGATACTGTGAAGCAACTTTTTAATCTTATTTGGTTCTGTAAAAAAGTTAATATTCCTTTTGAAGTTTATGCCTTTACGAATGATTATCCAGTTTTTAAGTATGATAGAAATAATACATCAATTATATCCCAACCTTTGTATCAGAAAAAAGATGGATCAATTCATATTGCCGAACACTTTTCTCTGATGAATATGTTTACCAGTAAGATAAATGGTAAAACTTTAGAAGATCAGATGTTGAATATCTACAGGATTGCCCGCAGTTTTAGTGATGAATACTATTCTCGATATGCTGTTCCAGTTGGTCTGAGTCTTTCGGGAACTCCTTTAAATGAGTCTTTAGTTGCTCTTCACGAAATTCTTCCCATTTTCCAAAAAGAGAATAAATTGCAGAAAGTTCAGTGTGTAATTCTAACTGATGGTGAAGCAGCACCTTTAAAGTATCATAAAGAGTTTAATCGTCGTCATCAAAGTGAACCTTATCTTGGTCTTAATTCAATTTGTAGTAATGCATTTTTGCGTGATCGTAAGACTGGAAATACTTATTCTCTAGATGTTGAATGGTTTGGTTTTACCGATATTCTACTTCACAATCTTCGTGATAAATTTCCTACTGTCAATTTTATTGGTATGAGAATTTTGGAATCACGTGATGCCAATAACTTTATTCGCCGTTATACTGGGTATATTGGCACGGATTATGATAAAATTACCTCTTCTTGGAAGAAAGAAAAAACCTTCTCTATTAAGAACTCTGGTTATCATACCTACTTTGGTCTTTCTGCTTCTGCCCTGGCAAATGATACTGAGTTTGAAGTTGCTGAAAATGCAACCAAGACTCAAATTAAAACTGCCTTTGTGAAGAGTTTGAGGAGTAAAAAAATGAATAAGAAAGTTCTTGGTGAGTTTGTAGAATTGGTTGCCTGACCACTTTCCAAACTGTCACGGGGGCACCGACTGCCCCCTTTTTTGTTGGTATAATATAAGAGTTCAAGACAAAACCACCTAACTACATCATGCCCCGCAAAATTTCTGTGACTGACGATCAACTGTTTGCTGACCTAAAAGAACTCTTCGGTTCCGAATTCAGTTCTGGTGATATTCGTGGATATTGTGCTTCTCGCAGTATTAATTATCAGACTGTGACTCGTCGCCTAGAACCATTTAAGACTGATCGTGGTCGTTGGAATCTTGAAGTGACGCAAGAGAAGGTAGAGCAAATCGAACGCACCTATCAAGCACCTTCTGCCCTTCCTGTTGTGGAACAAAATCTTATTCCTGATAAAGATGATACCTTCGTCAAGTTTGGTAATTTTAACGACATTAAGAAAATTATTTCTTCCAATCTCTTCTATCCTACATTCATTACGGGTCTTTCGGGTAATGGCAAAACGTTTAGTGTGGAGCAAGCGTGTGCTCAACTTAAGCGCGAACTAATTCGTGTAAATATTACAATTGAAACTGATGAAGATGATCTTATTGGGGGTTTCCGCCTTATTAACGGCGAAACTGTTTGGCACAACGGTCCCGTTATCGAAGCACTCCAACGAGGTGCTATATTGCTCCTTGACGAGATCGACCTCGCAAGTAATAAAATTCTCTGTCTCCAATCCATCCTGGAAGGAAAGGGAGTTTTCCTTAAAAAGATTGGTGCATTCATTAAACCAACAAGTGGATTCAACATCATTGCAACCGCCAATACTAAGGGCAAAGGTTCGGACGATGGTAGGTTCATTGGAACTAACGTGCTCAACGAAGCCTTCCTAGAACGCTTTCCCGTAACCTTTGAGCAGTCTTATCCTGCCCCTGCTACAGAGCAGAAGATCCTGGAAGGTGTTGCTTTGGATCTTGGTGTAGAAGACCGTGACTTCTGCAAGCGACTGGTTGACTGGAGTGACGTTATTCGTAAGACTTTTTATGATGGTGGTATCGAAGAAATCATCTCCACCCGCCGTCTCGTTCACATCATTCGTGCTTATAGTATCTTTGCTGATAAGGCAAAGGCAATTCAAGTTTGTGTGAATCGCTTTGATGATGAAACAAAGCAAGCGTTCTTGGAACTGTATGATAAGGTTGATGCTGATTTCAAGATGCCTTCCACTGGTCCTGAACTGACTGTGGAATACGTTGACGAACCCAGTACTTTCTGATATAATATTGGGAGGTATGTTCCTCCCTTTTTGTCCTTTATTTTGAAATTTTATGTCTGAAATTCCTGAAAAGAAAGAAAACTTTGAAACAAGTTATAATGACTATATTCCAACTGGAAATGCCACGATGTTTGGATCAGAATCCAATGATACCATTTCATTTTTAGGTTCTAATCTTCCTGGTGGAATGGGTGATGACTACATTCGTATTAATAATTATTGGGAAGATGATGGATTTAGTCTAACTGGAAATCCATATGCTTCTCCAGATGTTTTTAATTTTGGTGCTCCTGTGGCCGCAGTAACATTTGCAAATAATCATAGTACAACTATGAGTTCACAATCATTTAATTTGAATAAAATTCCACAGAATGTTAATCTGACTACTTCAGAAAAGACAAATAATGATCATTTTTGGAAGTTTGGTGAAGGTGAAACTCTGAAGGCAGTGAATGATTATATTGTAAGTACATATAATGCACACTATGCATCTGAAAAGTCTAAGGTTCAGGTGCTTGATATGATTGATGCAATTGGTGATGGTGTTCCTTTCTGCCGTGATAATCTCATCAAGTATTCTTCCCGTTTTGGTAAGAAGGATGGGATGTCCCGCCTTGACGCACTGAAGATTATCCATTATGGTATTCTTCTATACCACTTTGCTGGTTTTAATAATCAAACTAAGAACAACAATGAAACTTTCTGATAACTCTCTGACTATTCTCAAGAACTTTGCCGGAATTAACAATTCAATTCTGGTAAAGAAGGGAACTCGTCTTCGTACTATTTCTGTGGCAAAGAACATTCTTGCTGAAGCAGATATTATTGAAGAATTTCCTCGTGATTTTGCCGTTTATGATTTGAATCAATTTCTCAACGGTCTGAGTCTACATCAAGATCCTGAATTGGATTTCGGTAATGATTCTCATATCGTGATTCGGGAAGGTAAGCGTAGAGTTAAGTATTTCTATGCTGATCCGAATGTAATTATTTCTCCTCCCGAAAAGGAGATTCAACTACCTTCACAAGATGTTTGTTTTCAACTTGAGAGTGCTTCTTTAGAGAAATTGGTTAAGGCAGCTGCAGTTTATCAACTTCCTGACTTTTCTGCAGTTGGGGAAGCAGGTGTGATACGTCTTGTCGTTCGGGATAAGAAGAATGACACTTCCAATGAATACTCAATCGTGGTTGGTGAGACTGATAAGGAGTTTGTCTTCAACTTTAAGGTTGAAAACATTAAGATTATTCCTGGCGCCTATGATGTGGTTGTGTCAGAAAAACTACTGTCACAGTTCAGCAACACCAAGTATAATTTGAAGTATTATATTGCTCTAGAACCTGATTCCACTTTTTCTTGATGCAATTTCCACTGTATTTGACTTCTGAAGGAAAGCAAATATTAGATTTAGTGGCAAAAGCACACTTTACTATTCGTGAGAATATTTCCTGGTGTGCTGATGGAAGTTACTACGGTGCAACTATTAAAGAAAATAAAACCTTCTTCATTTGCACCAAAACTATCCTTAAAGGATCTAATCCAAAACGGTATTTAAATGAAACTGTTTATCACGAAGCACTTCATGTTGTCCAACAATGTAAAGGTAGAAATGATCTAAAACCAATTGGAATTTCAATTAATGAAATGCCTTTACCTTTAAATAAAATAAATGACATTGAAAAATCAATTTCCTTGTCCAAAAATAAATCTATGCGGAGAATGGAACATGAAGCATTTTGGTTTGAGGATAAACCAAAGCAAGTCATTTATTATTTGAAAAAGTTCTGTTTTTAATTATGAACATCTTTGTAACTGACGTGTCTCCCAGTAAGTCTGCTCAAGTACTTCCTGACAAATACTCAGTGAAAATGCCCCTAGAGACCTGTCAGATGGTTTCTATCATCTTCTCCAAGTGGTACTATGATTGGGGCACAATCAATAAGGCAGATGGCACTCCTTACAGTACAGAGAAGGGTGCCTTTCGTAATCATCCCTGCACTAAATGGGCAGCAGATAATCACTACAATCTTGCCTGGTTGATTACACATGGAATACATTTATGCTTTGAGTACGAACATCGGTATCAGAAACGGCACTCTTGTTTGAATACTCTGGAAGAAGCAATGGTAATCTTTCATAACAATGCTAAGATTTCCATTTCCGAGCATACTAATGTAAAAGAATTCACTCGGGCAATGCCTGATGAATATAAACTTGATAATAGCATTGATACCTTCACTGCTTATAAGATGTATGTTGCGTCTAAGCCTTGGGTAAAGGATAATTACCTAAAAATTCCTGATAGAATGCCAAATTGGATTTATGAGTATGCGTGAAGATTTTTTGTGGGTTGAAAAATGGAGACCAAAAACCATTGGGGATTGCATCTTACCAGAAGATACAAAAAGAACATTTAATGATTTTGTCAGTAAGGGAGAGATTCCGAATCTTCTTCTTGCTGGACCTCCTGGAATTGGCAAAACAACAATTGCGAAGGCACTTTGCAATCAATTGGGTGTGGATTTTTATGTGATTAATGGATCTGATGAAGGTCGTTTTCTTGATACTGTAAGGAATCAGGCAAAAAACTTTGCATCAACAGTTTCATTGACCTCAGAATCTAAACATAAAGTTATTATCATAGATGAGGCAGACAACACGGGCAATGATGTTCAACTTTTGCTGAGAGCAAATATTGAAACTTTTTATAAAAATTGTAGATTTATTTTTACTTGTAATTATAAAAATAAAATCATTGAACCTCTCCATTCTCGTTGTGCTGTAGTTGATTTTACTGTAAAAGGTAAAGAGAAGGCACAATTGGCAGGATCATTTTTTAAACGATTGCAAAATATTCTTGATAGTGAAAGGATTAAATATGATCCGAAAGTCCTTGCAGAACTGATCAATAAGCACTTTCCTGATTTTAGGCGGGTCATCAACGAGTGCCAGAGGTACTCTGTTGGTGGTGAGATAGATAGTGGGATTCTTGCATCCTTTTCTGATGTTGCCGTAAATGATCTTATCACCCATCTCAAAGATAAGAATTTTGCTGAAGTCCGAAAGTGGGTGGTCGCCAACCTGGATAACGATTCTTCTGTCATTCTTCGCAGGATTTATGACGCCTGTTACACGTGTCTTTCACCCCAAACTATCCCTGCAGCCGTTCTTATTATTGCTAAGTACCAATATCAAATTGCGTTCGTTGCTGACCAAGAAATCAATCTCTTAGCAGCACTCACAGAGATTATGTGTGAGTGTGAGTTCCAATGACTTATAAGAAACTAAAAGAAGAACCAGTAAAGACGACTCCTCAAAATGTAAAAGAGGCAAATGAAGCACTCTTTTATTCTAAAATGAATCTTCCGCAAGCAGCAAAGCATTGTGGAATGACTCAGAAAGAAATGAAACTTACATTTTTTGAATACTTGAAATATAACCAACCTAATTATAATGATTGATTTTTCCAATATTAAACTGAACAAACTTTCTAAGTTCCTTTCTACTCTTTCTGGCAATACTGATTCGACAGAATATTTTGAGTTGGGTAAAGTCATTGAATATGCCTACCAAGAATATAGTTATGGGCAATTGAAAAGAGTGAATCTGGTTGGTAGAGATTTGATTGACCTTAAAGGCAAAACCTATGAGAGTAAAAAGACTTCTTTCAAGAATAAAAGTGGTCGTGCTGTTCGTGGTGTAGTTGTCATGAATGCTCGCAGTGCTCCAGATCTATCCAGATTTAATTCTGCCGACTATTATATTTTTACTGATCCAGATAAACTTAAAGCATGTTGTGTTCCTGGATCAATGCTGTATAATGTTAAAATTGCAGGCACTACAATTACTGCATCTTGTAATCCAGAACCTGAACATTTTTTCTTAAATGGTGGTCCTTCTTTGGATGAAAATTTTTTTGCTAAAAAAGTTGATTTTTATCTTGATTATATTAGGGGAATATCAGAATGAAATCTCTTAAAACTCCGTTACGCTACCCAGGCGGTAAGTCCCGTGCTTGCGTCAAGATGGACACATACTTTCCAGATCTGCGGAACTATGATGAGTTCCGTGAACCTTTTCTTGGTGGTGGAAGTGTTGCAATTCATATTACAAAGAAGTATCCAAATCTTAATATTTGGGTGAATGACCTTTATGAACCTCTGGTAAACTTCTGGCAACAACTCCAAATGTTTGGTATTGATCTTTCAAATGCACTTACAACTCTTAAAAGCACGTGCAATACTCCAGATAAAGCAAGACAACTTTTCTTAGTTTCTAAGGAGAAGATTAATGATAAGGATGCGTCAAATTTTGATCGTGCCGTAGCATTTTATATTGTTAATAAGTGCTCCTTCTCTGGACTCACGGAAAGTTCATCATTCTCGCCACAGGCAAGTAATTCAAACTTCTCTTTGCGAGGGATTGAAAAATTGCCAGAATATTCTAATCTTATTCAGAACTGGCGTATAACTAATTACTCCTATGATTATCTGATGGATGGAAACAAAGGTGCGTTTATGTATCTTGATCCTCCTTATGACATTAAGGATAATCTCTATGGCAACAAAGGATCAATGCACAAAGGATTTGACCACGATAAGTTTGCTGCTGATTGTGATGCTAATGATATGGATCAATTGGTAAGTTATAATTCAGATCAATT